GGCGTATCTCTTTAACCTTTCCCTTGAACAATGGTCTGAACCCACCGAAATGGTGGAACTTGGCACCAGTCGCAGAACTCCTTGCCCGAAAGCCATGTTTGGTAGCGGTATCGATAGCACCTGTTCCAGTTGATCCCAGAGCATAATCCCCGATCTTTACATCATCCACATACACTCTAATCTTCTGTCCATGAACCCTAGCCATCAGGGTTCGCTTGGTATCACTACCCCAAGCGAATGAGGTGGTTCCAAGAGTCGTGGGAGTTCCCGAAATATGCTTTATGACGGTGATATTTCCTGCTGAAACATTAACGGTCACTTCCACATAATTGCTTGAATCTATGTATCTGAGGAGTAAACCAACGTCATAGTTTGCAGAAGAACTCGATGGGGCGGTTGTAATCTCCGATGAGATTTCTGTGTCATATTCTAACGTGTCCATAATTGCAAAAGAGGACGCCCCAGAGGTCAGAGAGGCATATCCATCCTCATGACATTTAAAAGCCCCAACAGGAACAGTCCATGAAAATGCGGAGTCATATGCAACCTCATGGCTTGTCAGATTTGTGTCTGTTGTATCGGCGAAATTATCGTATGGATACCAGACGCGAAGAACGCAATTTTTTCCTGATACCAGTTTTCCAAACAACGCACCATTTTCTTTCGGTGGGCTGTAAAGGTTGTCATTGTTATTCAGCTGAATGTTAAGAACCGCACCGTTCATATATTCCGTTGATTGTTGTCGGGTATGACTTAAAGACATTGAACGAATATTGTCCGTAATATCATCGTAGGTACCCGAATAATTTCCGTTGGCATCCCAATCAACCAACATTCGCACATAAGGGCTAGGCATCAGAAAGCCCCCTGGGTTCTAAGAACTTCCCTGACTTGCGTTGTAATAAAATCGCCAAACCTCTGGGCAGTTGCTTCATCGTCCAAAATAACTGTTCCGCCTTCGGGCATCATCACATTGACCGTCACACCACCTAATGCCCCACCGCCTCTGGAAAGGGGTACAACTGCTTCACTTCCACTTTCTCCTATCATCGCAAGAGTGGGCTTATTTACTATTCCACCTTCTGCGAGTGCCGGGATATTCGGTATATTCAAGCCCCACGACTTTCCCCCAATACCCACAACCCAATCAGGAACCTCGAATTTAAAACTGTTCACCAGATCGATCATGGCGTTGACCATGGTAATAATGCCGTTCACTATCCCCTTAAAGCCCTGTTTAATCAGATCGGTGTCTCCTGTAAATATGCCGACAATTAGATCCCATACACCCCTCAAGGTTTCAACCAATCCTGAGAATGTGTCACTAATAAATGAGACGGCCTCACCTACAACATGCTTCGCCTTATCCCACACCCCCCCAAATTTGTCGGTCATAAAGTTGTCGATTTTATTCCACATGCCAGATATAACGGATTCCCAGAATTCCTTTACTCTCCCAAACGCACTCTTGAAATGCTCGATGGCTCCATCCCAATCCCCTTTAAATAAGGCGATAAATCCTTTGAATACGTCCTTCCAGAAATTAACGATGGTGGATATATAGTCTTTAAGGAACTGCCACGTTGCAGGAAACTTATCGGAAAGAAAGGAATCAAACTTTTCCCAAGTTGCGGTCAACACAGCAACAATTTTGTCCCAGTTTTTCCAGACGAGAATAGCACCGGCAACAGCACCGGCAATTCCAAGAATAATCAGACCTATGGGTGACAATGCAAGGTTCAATGCTGTGGTTGCTGTAACGGCTAACCAAGTAACCGCAGTTTGTGCAACTGTGGCCACAGTTAGAGCAACCGTTTTAATAGTTGCTAATGCGGTCTGTATGTTTTTTACACTCAGGATCGAAACAAGACCGGTTAACCCACTTATAACAGCCGGAATAATTAAGGCAACAGCCCCAAAAGCAGACAATGTACCAGCAAGGGGTTCAACAGATAATTTTATCTTGTCCCCCATAATTTTAAACCGGTCACCTGCTGTTAAACTGTTTTCATTTATGGTGTCGAAAGAACCACCGGAATCGTCTAGTGCTTTGGAAAGGGTGGCTATATCTACTGTTCCGTCCCTTATCGCCACACTCATCCTCTGGGCTCCTTCTGCACCGAACAAGTCGGTAGCAAGGTTTAATGCCTCTGTGTCACCAGTCGCGTCCCTAATAGCTACCATTTCGGATTCAAGAGCCTCTTTCATATCTGTGACACCAGAATTAGCCAACCTTCTCATGGAGGCGTTAAGACCTGGCATTACTCTAGATGCTGAAATACCGGCTCCTTCCAGTTGCCCAAGGAAGGCAATTGTTTCGTTCATTCCCATCCCCAGGTTCCTTAATACAGGGGCAAATTCAACCACTCTGCCGGTTAACTGGCTAATGGGAACCCCTGTTTTTTGTGAAGCAACTGTAAAGGCATCAATGGCATCAGATGACTGATCCGCACTCATACCAAACAAGTCCATCGTATCCGACACTTGTTTAATTAAAGGTGTAACCTCTGAACCGGTTATACGGCTTAGATCAAGGAATCTTTTCGTGGCTCCCTCTAATGCGTCTCCAGTAAGCCCCAGTTCCGTTTTAACATTAGCCACCGCCTTGGATACTGTGTCAAAGTCCTGTGGAACAGCCCTTGCGACATCCCTAAATTCCTCTTTCAATGCCTCTAACTCCGCACCACTTGCACCGGTTCCAATGGCTATGTTGTTAGTGGCTGTTTTTAGTTCGTCACCAATCTTAACCAGGGCAAGACCAACACCGGTGACAGCAAGACTCACACCGGCAACAGCTTTCGACACTTTCTGAAACTTGTCTATTGCTTCTTTAGTTTCAGCACTTATTAAAATATTGACCTGATTACTTGCCACTAATTAGCCTCATCTTTTTTGGTAAGACTTACCATTTCCAACATTCTCAAAAGGCTGACATCTTCGTTTAACAGTTGTGAGGGAAGAACCGAATATCTTTGACATAAACCGTCTATCAATTCCGCTTGAACTAACGCCAAGGGTTTTTCAATCCGGTTGCCGTCCCTGTCAGTTCCACCCCCCACATGCACCCATTTAATAATGTCAGCCTCTATTCTTTTCCCACCGTTGCGGTGTTTTCAGCCCACGCAGAAATGATTGCTGTCGCTATATTGGGTGGGATACTTAAAAACCCTTTACCGTTTGAGGGAACCGGCTTTCCATCCTCATCGTGCAAATTCCATTCCAAAACAATATCGTCACCGAATTTTTCAAAAACCGATCTGGTTTCTTCGGCTGTGGCATTTTCTGTCATGGACTGAATTTGTAAGAAGGTTCCGATATCGACATCTAACTTAGCCCTGATTTCCGCACCTTCAAATTCGTGTCCGTCAGGGAATGCTAAGAGTGCCTCTCGCCTCTGTATCAGAAAAGGTTTACTTCCTGCATTAACTACCATTAGACAGTTCCCCAGGTTGGAACCGTTCCACTTTGAAGGCTTAGGGTGGTATTAACTATCTGGGTGCCGTCCGTTCCCCTTGATATGTTGTATTCACCAACAAGACATTCCGCAGTCAAAACCGGATTGCCAGAGGTGTTGCCCCCGATGGCATACGTTACAGTCCTTGTTCCACTTTTAACTTTAAATACGTCATGAATTTTGTTTGATGCTTTATCCATAACTCCGGATATCGTAAACACCAAATCCCCCAAACCAATCAACCTTTCAACGGCTGATTTTGAAATGGTGGTGGACTCTAATAGGTTTTGACTATTAGCAACTTCAATGCTTGTCACATTGTCACTAATATCCCTTAGAGTGCCGCCACTATCATCCACAGCTATATAATCACCAAGACCGCTCTGTTTTGCCATTAAATTCCTCCTTTAGAATCTGGCGAGTGCCACTACAATTTTTGCGTTGCTAAAAGTTCCGGTTGTTACCACCTTGATATATCGATTTATCGTTCCTGATGCCGTTACTCTTTCTGCTGTCGGAACAGCACTTGTTCCTGTTGCGGTGAAAGTAATAAGATCGGAATATGTGCCGCTTGAAGATGTGGCGTGTTGGATTTTTACTGTTGGGGTTCCAGAGGAGAGGGAAATAATTTGCATGT